ACCAGAGTCGGATCGCCAAGGCAGACCGCACACAGCGCGTTGCGTGGATGCCAGAGCTGCAAACGCAAGGCGGCTGACGGCGATTGTGCATGGTCCAAGGAGCGCCCCCCTCATGCTGCCACCGCGACCGCGGCCTCGTCGGCTCCGAACACGAGCGAGCGGATGGCGGACCGGTTGAACTTAAAGGTCAGCAGCGCGGAGGCCCGATACCGGGTCAGGCCGAAGTCGGTTCGGTACTCGACGGGCAGGAATGCGAGCTGCCGATCGGTTGGCGGCTGCTGCAGCCAGCCCCGGCTTTTGTGCGCGCTCTCGTCGGTCTCATTGGCATTGAGCCAATCGTCGGCTGCTGCCAGGCAGACGATGCGCTCGCCGGCGGCGATGAGATGGGATGCCTGTTTCTGGCGCCCCGCAACGCCGTACCAGCGGCCGTTGAGGAAGAAGATGCCGGCCCAGGCATTGAAGCCATTGGCGACCAGCGCCGCCCCATCGCCGAAGATGTCGCACCACTCGAAGCTCGAACGCTTGAGCAGGTCGATCTCCGACATGATGAAGTCGCTGAGTGGCGCGTTCTTGCCACCGCCGCCCAGCCAGACATGACCGCAGAACGGGCATTCCATGACCGCAAGCGGCACGACAGCCCCGCACTCCGGGCATTCCTTGGTCGGCGCAACACCGTTCGGCTCCTGCCCGCCGAGGTCGATGTCCTGCTCGAGCGAGCCATGCAGCAGAGTGGAGGTGCCGAAATCGAGGATGATGCAATCGGTCTTGATGACGCCGGGGTGCTCCTCGGGATTCACTGTGCGCAAGCCGCGCCCGATCATCTGGATCATGGTCGACTTGTAGGAGCTGGGCCGCAGCAGCACGACGCAGGAGGTCGGCTGATGATCCCAGCCCTCGGTCAGCACCGCGACATTGACCACGACCTGGATTTTGCCCGCGCTGTAGGCAGCCAGCGCGTCGCGCCGGTCAGTGTCGGCCATCTCGCCATACACCACGACCGTACGGACGCCGTCGGCGTTGAAGGCGCCGGCGACATTCTCGGCATGGTTGACCGTCGAGCAGAACACGACGGTCTGCCGGTCCCCGGCCTTCTCGCGCCAGTGCCGGACCACTTGATCGGTCACCGGCGCCTTGTTCATGATCGCGTCGACCTCGCCCATGTCGAAGTCGGCAGCGGTACGCCGGACCTTGTCGAGCTCGTCCTGGACGCCGACGTCGATCACGAAGGTGCGGGGCTTGACCAGATGGCCCGACGCAATGAGCTCGCCGATCCGGATCTGGTCGGAGACATTGGAGAACACCTCGCGCAGGCCCTTGCGGTCGCCGCGGTTGGGCGTTGCCGTAACACCGAAGATGCGAACCATCGGATTGCGCTGCAACGCCCGGTCGATGACGCGCCGATAACTTTCGGCCACCGCATGGTGTGCTTCGTCGATCACCAGGAGATCGAGCGCCGGCATGGATTCGAGATTGGCAGCGCGCGACAGTGTCGGCACCATCGCGAAGGTGACCTGGCCCTTCCACGACTTCTCGGCGGCATCGACCACCGAGGTGGTCAGCGCCGGATTGACCCGGGAGAATTTGCTGCAGTTCTGCTCGGTGAGCTCGTCGCGGTGGGCCAGCACACAGGCCTTGGCGTCGCCGTCGTTGATCATCTGACCGGCGACGGCCGACAGCATGATGGTCTTGCCGGAATTGTGCGTGACGGTGAAGTCGCCCATCAAGTAGCGATGGTCGCCATCGACCGTGAAACCATAGTATTGGCCCCACCCGATCGGATGTGCCGTAAAGCCGGTCCGCAGCACGTTCTTTTTCTGGCGGCGGGGCGCCGCCTGTTTGCGCAGCACGCGGGTCGGGATTTTCTCAATGAAGCCGGACAGTAGGACGCGCCAATAGAGTTCGCCGTTGACCTCCTTTTCGCGCAAGTTGGCCATCAGGCCGAGACTGCGGGCGATGAACGCGACCTGGCCGGCGAGCTGCCGCGAGTGGCTGGAGAACTCAAAGCAGCCGCTGGCCCCGAGGTGCCCGTCGGTGTCGAGAAGCCCTGCCAGGATGGCAAGGCGCGTCTCACGGCTGCCGACCCGATAGGCATCCGGGACGAACTTCTCGCCGGAGCGTTTGCCGAACACGCCAAGTTCACGCAGAGCGTCCATCAGCACGTTGCCGTGACCGCGCACGCCGATGAGATGGTAGGTATTGGCGGCGTTGTCGGGCAGCTGGTCGACGCGTACGGAGAGTCCGAGCTTCTCCGCATGGGCGAACAGACATTCGGCAATCTCGGCGTCCGGCGTTGTGACCGAAACGTCATTGATGGTAGAGCCGTCACCGATCAGGACGCCGAGGAAATATGGATCAAGTGTTGGCGCATCGCGTGGCGGAAAGTCCACCGGCAACCGCAGCAGCTTGTGCGCATGCCGGAAGCTCGCCGATGCGCGGAGCCACTCGCGCACGGCGATGTCGATCAGTTCACCATCGTGACGGCGCCGGCGATTGCGGCTTCCCTCATTGGTGCGAACCAACGTCAGAATGTGATCCCGGTTGACCACGAAGGCGTCGCCCTTGATCGGCCGGATCTCGATCATCTCGTCTTCACCGCGGTGCAGTTCGAGCACGTGGCGCGCGGTGCCGTCGGGGCCCATCAAGAGCTCGCCGACTGCAATGGTTTCCACCTTCCGGATCGATCCATCGAACATGAGGATCGGGGTACCGGGCGCATGGCAGCCGGTCGGCGCGACGCCAAGCGCGTTGCCGTGGGCATCGAGCGCAGCAATGCTGCGCTCGACGAACAGTTTTTGACGAGGACGGAGCATCATGGCCAAGCCCTCACTTCGCCCAGGTCGGACGGATGCCGGCGGCCGGAGCCGCTGGCGGCGATGCGGGGTGGGCTGCGGCCGGATGGCTCGGCCCTGCCGGCGATGCGGGAGACACCGCTGCCGGCTGTAGCGTCATGGCCGGCAAGGCGATGATGCCCATCAGCGCGGCGTAGTCCTTGTGGTCGGGCGTGACAGCGGCGCGGATCTCGTTCCTCTCGTCGCCGTTGGCATCGGTGCCGACATCGATGCGGGCGACGAATTCGAGCCCGTCGAGGTCGGCAAAGCCATTGATCCGGCGCGCCGCCTGGGCTTGCGGGGAATTGTCCTTGTCGGCGATGCCGCGCGCGGAATTGAGCAAGCCGCGCACGAGGCTGCGGCCCATGTTGGCCCAGTCCGGCCCCTTCGGGCTGTACAGCCCGATCATGCTGAAGACCTTGCGGCGAGCGTATGGGCCTTCCAGCACCGTGAAGTCGGTGTTGAGATAGACTGCGCCCGTGGTTCCGCGCGTGGCGTAGCCGCCAACCCAACCCTGCGCCGGATCGTCGAAGCCGCCCGGCCGGATGGTCATCCGCACCTTGGCGAGCGTGCCCTTCGGGATGATGTTGGAGTTCTTCTTGGCGTCGTTGAAATCGTTCCACATCGTCGTCATGGTGTGATGCTCCTTGCTGTCAGCGATGGTTGGGAGTGCCGGCAACCGGAGAGGCGGGGCGGCCAAACTCCATCCTCTCGGTTGCCGGTTTTGCGGGGCCGCTGATCTTGTCGAACAGGCGGCTGAGGTGGGCCTCCTCAATCAGGTCGAGGCGCCCGGATCTGTCCTTGGCGGGGTAACCCCACGGGTTGAGCGTCTGGCAGACGAAGGCGCGGTAAAGCTTTCCGTCGTCGTCCTTGATCTCCGCCAGCGTGATGACTTCATCGACGATGCCGGGCAGTTCGAGGCCGGTCTTGGCGCCGTCGATCTGGGGCACGTAGAATTTGCGATTGAAGTCATCGAGCTTTTCGTCAAGCACGCCGACGAACACGATGTTCTTGGCCCGCGTATGCTGGAGATGCGTCAACCAGCCGATCATCTCGCGGCCGTGCAGCCCATAGGCGCCGCGGATGTCGGGCTTGCCGGTCGTCTCAGAGAATGCATCCGGCTGCCCACGGCACCACTGGAAGCAAAGCCGCCCGGCCACCGTGATCGAGTCGATGAAGATTGTGTCGTAGCGCTCGATCACGGACGGATCGCCATATTCCGCGCAGATGGCGGCGTAATGTGCTTCGCTGTAGGGCTGATCGTTCCGAAGCGCCGGGTTCGCACCGCCGATGAACACCGCGAAGTCACGGCACTCGTTCCATGTGCGTGGACGGATGGTGTCGCCCGGCCAGCCTTCGACGGCGAGATCGCCAGCCTCGAGGTCAAAGAAGAGTGTGGTCGTTGCGCGCAGCGTCCACAGCAGAGAGGTTTTTCCAAGACCACTCTTCCCAAAAATGCAGCTCTTGATGCCTCTCGGCTCCGCCAGCCTTTGATCAGCAGGAATGATAGGAAGGGCCATCAAACGCCCTCCCGATTGGTGATCAGCTTGAAGCTCGGCGCACCGGTCCTGACCGTGCGTGCGCTCACGAAGCTGGAGCGGATATGCGCCGGCCAGGCCGCATACTTGCGCTCGGAGACCCGAAGACTGATGTCGAGATACTCGCGAGGATCATCGCCGTCGGCTTTGATGCGCTCGAACAACTCGCAGAGCTCAACTTGGTCCCAGTCGACTTTCTTCGGCAGCTCAGCCACCACGGTCACGTCGCCGTCGATGAAGCGCGCCGTGCCGAAGTCTTGGCCGGCATCCCGGCGGGCGGCCTCGGCGCGGTCGGCGTACTTGATGGCGAGCGCGCCATTGAGCCAGGCGCTGGCGGCTTTCGCCGCGCGCAGCGCCTCGTTGGTTTCCTGCTGCAGGCGGGCGAGTTCTTCAGCCGGCAGCGCGGCGATCTCGCCGACCGGCATGCGGACAAGGGCATCGGGCGGAATGCGATTGATCAGCGCGGACATCAGACAGTCTCCTTGAATGCAACGGTCAGCAATGAGAGCGGTGGGGAATTGGGCCGTGGTCGCGCGCTCGCGATGTAGCTAAAGCAGTCGGGACGGATGCGGCGCTGCACGAGGTCGATGAGACCTCGATCGGAAAGGCGCATAGCGAGGTTTGCCAACCGGCACACGGCCTGACGGTCGCCTTCGCTCAGCGCACTTGATTCACGCCAACGATCCAGCCCGAGGAAGCCGCGGTGATATTCGATGGCATCACCCGGCTCCGCCTGGTTGAGCCAGGCCAGGAGTCCAATGTCAGTTGTCTGCGACGTGATTGATCCGGAGACTGCGTTCATCGCACACCTCCATCGACCGGCGTGACCGGCAGCGTGCTGGTGCGCAGTTGCTCGGTCTCGTAGGCTTCGATGTCACAGAGGCGGTACACGACCCGGCCGCCGATCTTCAGAAA